TGGATGGCTACCACCATCGCATGAGCCTGTCCGAGCGCTATCTGGCCATCAAAGGCCTGCGCAAGACCTGGGTCAATATGCCCGGGGTGCAGGTGGTTCGCATCGGTTACGAGCGCTACGGCTCGACCAGTGACCTGGAGTATTTTGAAGAGGCCATGCGACGCGACAAAGACCTGTTCGACATGACCGAGCTGGCCTGGCCACGCGAAGGTGGGGGCAGCAAGGGCGACCGGGTGCAGCGGCTGGAGCCTGACTTCCGCAATGGGCGCTTCTTCCTGTCCTCGGTTGTGCAGAGCGAGACCAAGAAGCAGGCCGAGATGCGCCAGCGCGGTCAGTCGTTCCGCATCTTCAGCCCGGTCAAGCGCAAGGACGAGAACGGCAACCTCTACAGCCTGAACAAGAATTTTATCGAGGAATACCTGGTCTTCCCCTTCGGCGCCCACGACGATTTCATCGATGCGGTGAGCCGCATTTACGACATCGAGGCCACCCCTGCACTGATCATCGACGAGCGCGACCTAGAACCCGAGTGTTATGAGGACGTTGTATGACCGACTTAGCCAAAACCGGGCAGGATGCGCCCATCGTACTGCCCGCCAGCCAGCGCCTATGGTCTGAGGAGGTGGGCATCGCTGCCGCCGATGACCTGCTGCCGATCAACGATCCTGGATATGAGTTCTCAAATGGTCGCAAATACGAAACCCCCGCGTAAGCACTGGGAAGATTCGGTAATTCTGGACGATTACGACGCGCTGCCAGAGCCAATCAAAATGAGCGTCAGCCCGCGTGAATACCTGTTTATGACCGACACACAGAAGGCGTCAATCATCGAAGACGACTGCGAACCGGAGTATTAAGACATGCTAATGCAAACAACCGAAGCCCCGATCAGTGCCAACGACCTGATCTTCGCCCGTGAAGCCGCTGAAACACTGAACACCAGCTACCCAGGCCACCTGTGGGCGGTCACCATCAATGGCGGCATGGTCGATATCCGCAACCTCATGCTGTCCGACAAGTACGGCTATCGGCTGTCGATGCCGGCCACCTACAGCATGAGCGACTTCAAAGCGCGTGCGCTGAAAGCAGGCGGCGAGATCCTGGAGCGCTACCGCGTCACCCGTGGCGAGGCCAACTTTGACCACCTGGACACCATGGCTGTCGATTTCGCTGGCCGGCCAATCGGAGACATTAGCAAATGATGACAGACCTGATAGAGAGCAGCATCGAAGCCATCAATCTGCTCGATGACAAGCGAGCGCTGCAGATGGCACGCGACGCCTACACCGGCAGCACGAGCTTCTTCGACGCCAATATACGCCCCCAGATCGAGCGCGACCTGCGGCAATTCCAGTCCCGGCACGCCCCGAACAGCAAGTACAACAGCGACGCCTACAAGACGCGATCGCGCATCTACCGCCCCAAGACCCGCAGCGTGATCCGCAAGAACGAGGCCATTGCTGCCGAGGCTTTCTTCAGCACCGCCGATGTGGTCGATGTGCGGGCGCAGGACGAGCGCGATGAGGTGCAACAGGCCAGTGCCGAGATCATGAAAGCGCTGCTGCAGTACCGGCTGACCAAGTCAATCCACTGGTTCCAGACCTGCATGGGCGCGTATCAGGACGCCCAGGTCATGGGCACGGTGGTGAGCTACCAAGCGTGGGAGTACGACCAACGACGCGGCAAGGACAGGCCGATCATCCAACTGCTGCCGGTCGAGAATTTCCGTTTCGATCCGAACAGCAACTGGACAGACCCGGTCAATACCTCACCCTACCTGATCTGGCTGATCCCGATGTACGTCAAGGATGTCAAGGCCAAGATGGTGGCGACCGGCAAGCAGCAGCCCTGGCGCAAGATCAGCGATCAAGACCTCAAGACCGGCATCCGCAACTACGACACGACCCGACTTACTCGCGAAGAGAACCGCACTGACGGCACCGAGCAGGTGACGGGCATCAACGACTACAGCATTGTCTGGGTGCATAAGAACATTGTTGATGTTGATGGCATGGATATGGTCTATCACACCATCGGCACCGACCACCTGCTCTCTGACCCGGTACCGCTGGATCGCGTCTATGCGACGGGCCAGCGGCCATTCGTCATCGGCTCCTGCATCCTTGAGGCGCACAAACTGTGGCCGGGTGGCGTGCCGCGCATTACCCGCGACATGCAGGCCGAGGTCAATGAGATCGCCAACCTGCGCATCGACAACGTCAAATTCGTGCTGAACAAGCGATATTTCGTGGCACGCAACCGGCAAGTCGATATTCGCAGCCTGACCCGCAACGTGCCCGGCAGCGTGACCCTGATGCAAGACCCGCGTGCCGACGTTGAGATTCTCAGCACGCCTGACGTCACCGGCTCCAGCTATCAGGAGCAGGATCGCCTGAATATGGATTTTGATGACGTTGCCGGCAACTTTTCGACGAGCAGCGTGGCCAGCAACCGCAAGCTCAACGAGACCGTGGGCGGCATGGAGCTGTTGTCCAGTGACGCCAGCCAGGTGAGCGCCTATCAGCTCAAGACCTTTGTCGAGACCTGGGTCGAGCCGGTGCTGCGTCAGCTCGTTGCGCTGGAGCAACACTACGAGACCGACGAGATTGTGCTGGCGATTGCCGGCGCACAGTCCGAGATGTTTCAGCGCATGGGGCTGGATGCCGTCACCGACGAGTTGCTGATGCAAGAGCTGACGCTGACTGTCTCGGTGGGCATGGGCGCCACCAGCCCGACGCAGAAGGTCAATACTTTGCTGACCGGCGTCAATGGCGTCAAGACGGCGCTGGCCGATGGGGTGTTGGAGAAGTACGGCATCGACCCGAGCGAGGTGATCAAGGAAGTTTTCGGAGCGCTTGGCCACAAGGACGGCGGTAAGTTCTTCCGCAGCATCGGCACCGAGAAAGACCCACGCATCGCCAGCCTGGAGCAGCAGATTCAAGACCTGCAGCAACAGCTTGGCGCCAAACATCCGCCGGAGCTGCTGGCCGCGCAGGTCAAGCTGCTCGAAGCCCAGGCCAAACAGACCGACGCCAACAAGGTCAAGGTCGGTGTGGAGTCGGCCTACGCAGCGATGCAGGCAGCGGAGGTCATCGCCACTGTGCCCGCCGTGGCTCCGGTGGCCGACAAGGTCATGCAGAACGCAGGCTACACCGCACCCAATCCGGTAGGGATCGATCCCAATTACCCAACGCCCCAGGCGATGAGTGAGGCCGGCATGACGGCTCTCGACACTGGGGCGGACATGCAGGTGGCGCAGCAGGAAGCGGACGAAGGCGTCATCCCCGACCAGAACAACACCAGCCCGATGTTCCCGGATCGCACCGGGGCACTGACTGGCATCGAGACCCAGGCGTTTGACGGCGCCGGAAATCAGGTGGGGGTGGGGTAGGGTAAGCGACTATGACGACCGAAAACGAAGAACTGCGGGCAACAAACGAGACCATTGACTTCGGCATGGAGGTGGAAGCCTTCATCCAGTCCCGGCTTGGGCGCTATCTGATTGGACGCGCTGAAGAGGACATCGCCGCAGCAGTGGAGACTTTGAAGCGAACAGACCCCGAGAACGCGAAGACGATCCGGGAACTGCAGAACGCCATTTATCGGGCGGAGTCCATCGGTTATTGGCTGGCGGATGCCGTCCAGGCCGGATTCAACGCCGAGCGCGAATTTACCGAACGCGGCACAGATTAACTTGACAGGAGCATAACGCACATGACAACCAACCAACAAGACGCCAACGCTACCCAATCGGATGTGACGGCTGACGAAACGGTTGATCAGCCGAAATCAGCGCGAGAGATCGCGATGGAGGCGATTGCAGAGAAACGCACGCAGCAGCGCAACGAGGATATGGGCATTGCCCCTGAACCCGCCGAGCCTGCAGTGGCGGAAGAACCTGCTGTCAGCGAAGCGGACGAGCAAATTGCCGCGCAACTGACCATCGAAGATCCCAAGGACAAGTTTGTCCGGGTGAAGATCGACGGCCAGGAGCAGGACGTTTCGCTGGAAGAAGTGTTGCGCAACTATCAAAAAGGCAGCGCAGCCGACCGCCGTCTCGAAGAGGCGACGAGGCTACTGAAAGAAGCAAGGGTACAGGCGGAAGCCCAGACCCGTATTGAACCGCAGCAGGAACACGCTGTAACCCAGACTGAGTCCGGGCCAGATGAACTGAAGGTCGCGGTTAGAACTGCCCTCTCGAAAGTCTTTGAAGGCGATGAGGAGGCAGCGGCAGAGGCATTGGCGAAGGTCTTGGAGCGCAGGGAACAACCCGCAAGGGCGCCCGAGGCGCAACAGATCGACATCAACAGCCTGGCCGAACAACTGCAACAGCGAATGGATGTGAAGACCGCCATTGAGCGGGTGCGTACCGACTACCCGGACATCATTGCCGATCCTGATCTGGATCAACTGACCTATCTCAAGACACAGGCCAAGGAAGAGGCGGGCATTCCCCGCGCCCAGGCTTTGCTGGAGGCAGCGTCAGAGGTCTATCAGAAGATGGGCAAGAAGCCAGGGCGTCAGGATGCCCCGAACGAAAGCGCGACACGCGAACAGAAGCTGGCTCGAAAAGCGGCCATCGACACCATGCCGATGGCTCACGCCGCAGCCGCTGGAACACCACGGGAAGATAGCAGCAGATCATCGGTAATCGCCGAGATGGCCGCGAAACGACTGGGGCAGACCATGGGGATACGGTGATCTGACCACATTCTAGGAGATTCAAAATGACTACCGGACAACTCTGGGTAACTGATTCCGTTGGCGGCTACATGGCCTCCGATCGGCTTTCCAAAACTTTGCGCATGGCGGTGCAACCGCTGTGCAAATTCCGTCAATTCTGCGACGTCAAGGACGCGGCCACTCAAGGCAAGGGTAAGGGCGACACCTTCCACTGGAACGTTTTTTCGGACGTTACGACGCAAGGCGCGACGCTGACCGAAACCACCGTCATGCCCGAAACCAACTTCACGATCACGCAGGGCACGATGACCATCACCGAGATGGGCAACTCCGTTCCCTACACTGGCAAGCTGGACGACCTGTCCGAGCAGCCGGTCAAGGAAGTGATCAGCAAGGTGCTGAAGAACGACGCCAAGAAGGCCTTCGACATTGCGGCGCACGCCCAGTTCGAAGCCTCTCCGCTGCGCGTCATTCCGGTCGATGGCACTTCGACCGACGCCATCACGCTCTACACCAACGGCACCATCACCGGCACGAACAAGATCGCCTTGGGGAATTTGCATGTGAAGGCCATCGTGGACACCATGAAGGAGCGAAACATCCCGCCGTATGAAGGGGATGATTACTTCGCACTGGCGCACCCGAGCACCTTCCGCGCCCTCAAGGACGACCTGGAAGCCATTCACCAGTACACCTCGGAAGGCTTTGGCATGATCATGAACGGTGAAATCGGGCGCTACGAAAACACCCGCTTCATCGAGCAGACCAACATTGCCAAGGGCGCAACGGGCACCTGGGGCGACGGCAAGTCCAACTGGGCCTTCTTCTTCGGCGCCGACACGGTGGCCGAGGGTATCGCGGTGCCCGAGGAAATGCGCGGCAAGATTCCAACGGACTATGGCCGTTCGCGTGGTATCGCTTGGTATTATCTTGGGGGCTTCGGGTTAGTACAAACTCAGGCCAGCCAAGCGCGCATTGTGGTCTGGGACTCGCAATACTAGACTGATTTAAGGTATAATACCCACTTGGAAAACTAAGTGGGTATTTTCATTTATGGACTACGCAAAACACTACGATTTATTGATTTCAAGGGCGGTTAACAGGAATCTCTTGGGGTACACCGAACGCCACCACATCCTCCCTAAGTGCATGGGCGGAAGCAATGAAAAACATAATTTAGTTGATCTCACAGCAGAAGAGCATTTTTTAGCCCACCAACTCTTGGTCAAGATGTATCCAGACGTGAGGGGGGTTGTGTACGCGGCGATAGCGATGTGCGGGAATCCATACGGGAAGCGCAGCAATAAGTCGTATGGGTGGCTAAGGCGAGCAGCGGCCAAGGCTACGTCGTTGTTTATGCTTGAACTGTTTGAAGATCCGGCGCACATGGCCAAGCACAAAGCCGCCGTTAAAAAATTCACCAGTACAAAAGAGTATCGAGAGAAGATTTCAAAACTACATAAAGGCAAAATTGTTTCAGAGCAAGCCAGGGCCAACATTGCAGATGCCAGCAGAAACCGTAAGCCCTATACTTTTACGGACAAAGCCAAGGCGAACATATCCGAAGCGCTGAAAAGAAGATGGAAAGTATTAAAGGATTCTGGAGCGGCAAAAGCAATTTCTGAAAAAACGCGAGCAACCAGGTTGGCCAATGGTAGCTATGCAAAATCTCCAGAACACCGAGCAAAAATATCAGAGGCGCAAAAAGGGCGGAGCATTTCGCCAGAACAGCGTGCAAAAATATCCAACACGTTAAAAGGTCGGAAAAAATCACCTGAACATATCGCAAAGGTGGCTGCCGCAAACAGAAAACCGCCCCCAACCCCGGAGGGGCTAGAGTTAAAACGCTTGCGTAAGTTCGCTAATTTAAGCGCAAGAAACAAGGGTAAAACCATATCCGTTAGCCACAAGGCGAAAATATCGGAGGGCTTGACGGCGGCGTATAAACAAAGCAGGCGGCCCGCGATGGCAAAATTAACGGACGATCAGGTACGCGAGATCAGATTTTTGTTGGCAGGCGCCGCGATGACGCAGCGCGAAATAGCTGCGAGGTATGGCGTTAGCGCTGGAGCGATAAGTGAATTGAAAAGTGGCAAATCTTATAGGCATGTAAAATAAAGGGCAATCAAGTGGGGGGTGTGCAATAGTCTCATGGCAGTCTTGATCGCGATCAACGATTGATTTCCCAATTAGATTGAAGGAGATTCACATGAGTTACGATACCCCCAACGCCACGGTACGCCGCGAATGGTTCATCAATGCGGTTGCTGGCGCGAACGCTGAAATCAAGTTCCGCACCTTCCAGAAGGCCATCCTGAAGAAAGTTCACGTTGTTGCGGTGACGGCAGGAACGTCAGCCACCACCGGCCACGGCTGCACGGTCTATAGCGGCACTACGTCCCTGGCCACTATCGCGCTGAACACGCAGACTGCCGGCTACTCTGCCAGCACCGCCGCCCTCGATGCCGAGATCGCCGCACTGGGCCAGATCAGCATCAAGAACGGCACCGATGCGACTGGCGCTTATCACGCCATTCTGGAGTACGAGGTCAGGCACGACGCCACACAATCCTGATCGGTTTCGACCATCAGGCAGAGCCACCTTCGGGTGGCTTTTTCTTTGTCTGAAAAATGCAGATGGCAATCGCGTCAGAAGTCTGGTGGGGGTGTGCGAAAGTTTCTGCTATCGAGCGACAAGGAGACTGCGATGGCTGATCAAATCAAGTATCTGACCGACGGGGCCGAGACCTACGGCGCCGACCCGAAGACCGGCTTCGAGAAGTTGTCGCCCGATGCAAATTCCAAAGATCAAGGCCTGGTCGATTACTTCGACGGCCTGTTCGACAGCCCGTCCAAGGGCTTTCTGACCCGGCCAAACGGCTGGGAACGCTAACCGGAGAATCACATGAGCGAATGCAACTACAGGCCCACGGGCGAACTGCAGGGCGACACCAAGCCTTTTGCTGACAAAGGCACGGGCACTGGCATGAACGGCGACACTTACGGCGCCAGTCTTGACCAGGACGCCACCAACAGCACAGGCATGGGCAGCGCAGCCAAGAGCGACGGGAAAGAGGGGATTTGACATGACCACTCTCGACAGGTCGCGCAGTTATGGCGAGATCATGGGCGATAGCCAAGGTCGGCGTTACGCCCAGGACGGCAACTACTTTGACGCGGGGGGTAACTTGATTGGTGAAGCGAAGGCAGTCGTTGCAGTAGCAAGCGCAACCAGTGCAGCCGCCCCGGCGATCAATCGCAGGCGCAAGCCTGTAGCCGCGCCCGTAGCCGCTGACGATCAACTCTCCGCACAACTGGAGGGGTGATGGTCTGGACTGCAGATATTCCCACGACGAGCGAAGCCGCGAAGATCGTCTGGGAGATTGTTCCCTACACTCGCGGTGCCGTGCTTGACCTCGGCTGCGGCCAGAAGAAGGCCTTCCCACACTTTATCGGGGTGGATAGCTGCGCCGACAACGAACTGTTTGGGATGGACATCAAACCAGACTATAAAGTGGAGACTGCCGAGCGCCTGGACGACTTCGAGACAGAGGCTTGTGACGGGGTTTTCAGCTCGCACCTGCTGGAGCACATCGAGGACTACAAGGCAGCGCTGAAAGAGTGGTGGCGCGTCATCAAGGTGGGCGGCTACCTGACGTTGTACCTGCCGCACAAGAAGTTTTACCCGAACATCGGCCAACCCTACGCCAACAAAGACCACAAACACGACTTTGAGCCGCTGGACATCCTCAATGCAATGCGTGACATCGCGTCACACTTTGACGTTGTTGAGCGCCAGGAGCGCAACGAAGGCCAAGAATACTCGTTCCTGCTGGTGTTCCAGAAGAAGGACGCCGGCGGCGAGCAATCGAGCTACCTGACCCGGCCAAAGTACAAGAAAACCGCTTGCGTGGTGCGCTACGGCGGCTTCGGAGACATGCTGCAGGCCTCCAACATCCTGCCAGAGCTGAAGCGGCAGGGTTATCGCGTCACCGTGATGACCACGCCCAAGGGCAAGGACATTATCGCCCACGACCCGCACGTCGATGAATGGGCTATCCAGGACACCGATCAGGTTCCAAATGGCGAACTATCCGCGTTCTGGGCGTATCAGGCCAAGAAGTACGACAAGTTCATCAACCTGTCCGAGTCCGTTGAGGGAACGCTGCTGGCGTTGCCGGGGCGCACCTGCCACGCCTGGCCGGCCAGTGTCCGCCGCAAGTATCTGGGCAGAAACTACCTGGAATTCACGGCTGAACTGGCCGAAGTGCCTTACAAGAGCGAAGCGGCGTTCTATCCGACTGAGGCCGAGACCGAAGAAGCCAAGGCGCGTTTGTTGCCGGGCGGCTTCAACATGCTGTTTGCGCTGGCCGGGTCAAGCGTTCATAAGTTCTACCCCTATCAGGATGCCGTGATTGCGCGGATTCTGTTGGAAAGACCGGATTGCCGGATCTTCCTGGTTGGTGACGCGGCGTGCAAGATCCTCGAAGTGGGCTGGGAAAAGGAAGATCGCGTCGTTTGCCTGTCGGGTGAGATCAATATCCGCCAGACCTTGACACTGGCCAAGATCTGCGATGCCGTTGTCGGCCCGGAAACAGGCGTCCTCAACGCAGTGGCCTTCGACAGCAACCGCAAGGTCTGTCTGTTGTCGCACTCCAGCCACGAGAACCTGACGAAGCACTGGGTCAATGCGGCAGCCATCGAGCCGCTGTGCCCCTGCTATCCGTGTCACCGCCTGCACTATACCTGGGATCACTGCAGCATGAACGAGACGACCAGCTCGTCCGAGTGCCAGAGTTCCATTGATCCGGCCAGGGTGACTGCGGCTATTTTGGAGACGGCGGCATGAACCTTCAAGAACTGCGCGACCTCTATCGGCTACGTTCTGGCGACCGGATCGTCCCCTACTTCTGCAGCGACGATGAGGTGGATGCCTGGGCGAACGAAGCCGAGGCGGAGGCCTGTCGGCGGGCGCACCTGCTGGTCGATTCCAGCAGCGAAGTGACTTACGTGGATGTTCCCGCGAATGGGCAGGTGCTGGCTATTGACGAGCGCATTATCGGCATCCGCCGGGCACGGCTGGTGACGGCCAACCGACGGCTGGCGCCTATCGTCGTGCGCGACATGGATGATCGCTACCCGAACTGGGAGAGCGCCACCGCATCAGCGCCGCTGGTATTTATCCCGGACTATGAATCCGGGGCGATCTGCCTCTACCCACCGGCCGCAACGGCGGACGTTGTGCGTTTGACGGTCGTCCGCACTCCGCTCGAAGCAATGGCGTGTGACGAAGACAGCCCCGAGATCCCCTCCCGATATCACCCTGGCCTGGTGCATTACATCCTGTCCGAAGCCTACAACAAGCAGGACGCTGACCTATTCGACCCGAAGAAGGCCGAGCAGCACGCGCTGATGTTCGCTGCGGAGTTCGGCGCCAAGTCTTCCGCCATCAACGAGCGCTGGGCGCTTGAGCAGTATTACGGAATAGGGGAAACCTGATGCCAGCCACTAAAAACCTCACTATCGAGCAAGGCGAAACCTTCGCGCTGACTGTGCGCTGGGAGACCGACAAGCCCGAGGTCTACAAGGCCATCACCGCCATTGCGAAGTCAGGCCCGGTGCGCATCACGGCCCCCTCGCACGGCCTGGTCGACGGCTGGCGTGCCGCCATTGAAGGCGTCAAAGGCATGGTCGAGATCAACGCCGCGCACTCGCCACCGCGCTGTAACGAGTATCACGAAGTGACCTACGTCGATGCCAATACCATCGACCTCAACGCCATCAATACGGCAGCCGTCGATGAAAACGGCGACGACCTTTACGGCACTTACACCTCAGGCGGATACCTGCGCTACAACAGCGCGGTTGATATGACAGGCTACACACCGAAGATGGTGGTGCTCGACCGCGTTGGCGGCACGGTACTGGCCTCGACCGAAGCGGCAGACAGCCCGCTCAACATCATCACCGCAACGGCGGACAACACCGCCAAGACCATCAACATTTCGATCAGCGTGGCGAATGTCAATGCTCTGACCTGGACGCGCGGGGTTTATGACCTCTCGATGGTCAGCACAACATCCACCACCAAGCTGCTCGAAGGCACGATCACTGTTTCCAAGGACTGACACTATGGCTACTGAAGTTCTCCCATACCTGCTCTCCATCATCGGCTTCCTGGCGGTCTATGTGCTGTATGGCATCAAGGGCGAAATCAGGGAAGTGCGAACGTCAGTCAATGCCCTAGAAGGCGAACTGCGCAGTGGAATTACAAAGCTCGACCGCCGTGTCACCGTCGTAGAGACGCGCTGCGCTGGGGAACACGGACATTATGTGGCAGGAGAGGTCTCGTGATCACCCCGGCCATTCTCGAACAAGCCTGGGGCATTCGGCACGACAGGGCGCTCAAGTTCGCTGACGCGCTGGACAACGCCATGCTGCACTACGAGATCAACACGCCAGTCCGGGCGGCAGCCTTCCTGGCGCAGATCGGGCATGAATCCGGTCGGGGGCTTTACGTCCGCGAAATGTGGGGCCCAACAGCCGCACAGAAACGCTACGAAGGCCGCCTCGACCTGGGGAACACCGAGCCGGGCGACGGATTCCGCTTTCGTGGCCGTGGCCTGATTCAGATTACCGGGCGGGACAACTACCGCCGTGTCGCTGCGGCACTCGGTATTGACTGCGTGGAACACCCGGAACTGCTGGAGCAGCCCTGTGCTGCGGCACTGAGTGCAGCTTGGTTCTGGGCAGAGAACGAATGCAATGCGCTGGCCGACGCTGGGGCGACGACTTTGATTACACGAAGGGTAAATGGAGGTCTCAACGGTTTGCAAGAGAGAACAGAACTGTACCGCCGCGCACTGGAGGTTCTAAATGCCCCGAAAGATTGAAGACATCTCCGGCAGAAAATTCAACGAGCTTACTGCGGTTAGCTTCGTGCGATCCAGTGGCGCTGGGGCTATGTGGCTCTTTAGATGCGACTGCGGAAGCGAAGTTGTTCGACGCCGGAGTTTCGTTACAACAGGGCGAGTAAAAACTTGTGGTTGCGGAATGAGGCGTACGCAAACCAAGGCTACGCCAATTGAGCGCGGGGGTAAATTCGGTCAGTTAGCAGCGCAGAAACTGCTAGGTAAAGCTGGACACAATCTAGTGTGGGAATGCGTTTGTGACTGCGGGGCGCACGTTGACGTTTTGGCGTCGAATCTCGTTTCTGGGAACACCAAATCGTGTGGGTGCTTGAAGAGGGCTGTTACATCGGCGCGGATGACAACACACGGCGGCACTGACAACGTGCTGTACGCCACTTGGGCGAATATGCGAAAAAGGTGCCTGAATGAAAGAAGCCCCGCGTACTCGCTATATGGCGGTCGCGGGGTGAAGGTGTGCGATAGCTGGTCTGATTTCGCCGTTTTTATGGCGGATATGGGGCCTCGTCCCAGCAGCGCACATACGTTAGACCGAATCGACAACGACGGGCATTACAGCCGCGATAACTGCCGTTGGGCGACGCCTATAGAGCAGGCGAATAACAAACGAACCAATATCCTTGCAACGATTGGTGGGGAAACAAAAAACATTTCGCAATGGGCAAACTTGTGGGGAGTGCCAGTAGATCGACTGTACGCAAGAAAACGTTTGGGGTGGCGCGACGCTGAACTCTCATCCCCAAAGCACTTTCGCAAGCAGGCGCTGGGTGTCAGCGATGGAGATTAAAGAATGCCCATGCCTCCTGTACCTCCCCTTCGGCTGGATGATCGCAGGCGCTGCCGAGATGGCGCGGATGACCGCGACGATGGCGAACGGGACGCAGGCGCTGACGCAACTCGCGATTGCATTGACCTTTTTAGCATTGGAGCAGAAATGAGCGAAACCTTGAGAAGCAAACTCCGTGGCGCATGGAAGTCCGCGACCATCTGGTTCAACACTTTCGCACTGGCGCTTATCCCTCTGTTCGATGCGCTGCAGGCCGGCTTGCCGATGCTGCGCGAGTATGGTGACGGCAGGTTCTTCGCAGTGTTCGCCATGACCGTGCTGGTCGGCAACATCCTTCTGCGCTTCAAGACCAACTCGGACTTGAGAGATAAATGATTAACCCCTACGCGATCCTCGCAGCCGTGTTGTTTTACCTGGCCTCACTGGCCGGGGCGGGTTACGTCGGGTGGGACTACCGCGACGCCAAAGTGGCGCAGCAGATCAAGGAGGCAACCGATGACGCTCTTCAAAAGGCTAGCAAGCAGGCGACAGCAGATTTGGCGGCAGCAATGGCGCGAACAGAAGCCGACGCAACTGCCCGAGAACGCGCTCGAAAAGCTAAAACCGCTGGAGTACGCGATGCGATTGACAGTGCTTCTACTGCTTGCATCCGTAGCGATCTCAGTGTCGGGCTGCTCAACAGTGCCGTCGATGCCGCAAATTCCGCGACAGCCGCCAGTGGAATGTCTCTCAAAGTGCCCGCAACTGCCCAGGCTGCAGGACGGTAAAGACCTGACGGTCAGGCTTTGGGAGTACGAGTTAATAGATATGTACGGCGAATGCCGCCGAAAACAGGTGGTGTGCGCTGAATGGTTCAAGGAGTAGGGTATGAGCGACATCGTAGTAATCAACAAGGCCAGCCCTACGACCGTCGTAGTGAGTCAGGGGGCACAAGGACCGGCCGGCCCACAAGGCGTTCCCGGTGATGTTGACGGCTCGCTGCCGTGGGACAATGTCACGGGCAAGCCCGATGCCACCGCTTCAATTGATGGCGTGATGACCAAGGAGTATGCAGCCAAGCTCGACGGCATCGCAGCCGGCGCCAACAATTACACCCATCCAGCGAACCACTCCCCGAGCGTCATCACGCAGGACACGGACAACCGCTTTGTCAGCGATACTGAGAAAACCACCTGGAACGGCAAGCAGGCCGCTCTAGGATTTACCCCGGAGAACGCGGCCAACAGAGGCGCGGCCAACGGCTATGCACCCCTCGGCTCCGATACCAAGATCGCTGCAGCCTATCTGCCGTCCTATGTCGATGATGTCGAAGAATATGCGAACTACGCCGGCCTGCCGGTGACGGGCGAGACCGGCAAGATTTATGTGGCGCTCGACACCAGCAAAATCTACCGCTGGTCAGGAT